TTTGGTATTCCGCGAATCTCGAAAATCGTAGCTTCCCCATGCACCTTTCTGCGGTACGCAGTGCGTCCGTTCGCTACGCTCACTACTCCACTTCGTGCTATCGCACTACGTTCACTTAAATGGGTGCGCACCGTTCGCGCTTTGCGCTTACTCACCTATACTCGCTCGCGTCCGTCGCTCGCACCTGCGGTGGGCTGTTTGTTATTGTATTTATAAAGTACAATAATATACAATTAATTTATACAAATCTATTGACATTAAAAAGGAACAATGCTATAATGTAATTACAGTAAAGGAAAAGCAATAAGAAAGGATAAACGCTATGAAATCATTAACGCAATCAGAACTTGAGGTATTAAAAGAAGCAGAAGATATTCTGTTCAATCATGTTGACTATGGAACAAACAGTGTATTTGATAAAGCTTTTTGCGAACTGCATAAATCGCTTAAAAGATACAATGAATTAGAAAGGAGGGATGAATAATGGCTGAATGGATAACCCACGCACAAGTCCGCAGGCGTTTCCAAGACCACTTCTGCGAAACACTTTATGACCACCCGAACTTAGTAACACCTAAAACAGTGGAAGAGTACGAACATATGAAAGACATAATGAGAGAGGAAAATGGCACAGCTCTCACTCTGTGCAACACAACATACAGAACTAACTTACATTATGCTTTCATTTATAAGGTGAAAGACCACGTCTATGATAACGGCAAATACTATATCGCATATATAACAAACGACCAGCGTATAGACGTACCAATTAGTAAATCATTAATAAAGGAGTATTATTCATGGATATTAGAAAAATTAAAAGAATCATAAAAAATCTTATAAAGTCAATTATTTCAATCTTAGTATTAACAACTATTTTTCTTGCCACATTTTATTGGGTTGCCGTTATTGTGAATTTCTTTGTCCCGATGCCATAAATTACCAATAGCATTTTTGGAGGTGCATGTAAAAATGAGAAAATTTAAAATTATTGCTACATATTTGACAGCTATTTTCATTGTGGTATATGTTTTCATTCAGACAATTACACTTGATTATCTAACATTATTTTAGAAAAAACTTTTAAAAACTACTTGACATTTCAAGTAACATCTGATATAATTAATAATGTAAGGAAGATAAAAAATTTTTTCCAACTTACATACCACACCATACGGGCGGTGCCCACAGCATCGTCCACTCACAAAAAATAACAGATATTCCGACACCCATGTAGGCGAAAAAAATCGGTGGCAACGTGTAAAGGTTCGATTCCTTTTATCTGATTCGGCTTCAAATAGAAGTCGCTCATTCAGCAGTCTAGCAAGCACAAACAAAATGAAAAGAGGTGAAAGGCAAAATGGCAAGAGCAAGAAAAGTAACAAGAACAATTTCTTCAACTAAGGTAATCGTTATGTGTGTAGACACAGAGACAGCTAAGGTTAACAACTACGAGGTAACAATCGCAGGTGCTTACACAGATGATAAGAAGCTGATGAAAGCAGTCACTAAAGTAGTAGAGACAGAAACGCTTAAACCAGTATCAGTTGTTTCAACAGAAGTTATCGAGATATTGTATGGAATGGATGAACAGAAGTTTATCGAAATGGCAGATGTATTACCGCCAAGAGACAAAAAAGAAGTAGATAAAAATGCAGATGTAGAAGCATAAGTAAAAGAAAAAGGAGAAAATAAAAATGAGTAAAATCACAATCACAAAAACAAGTAGAGAGTTAACAGAAGTAGAACAGTATCTTATGACAATGGACGCAGGAATTACATCCATGAAAGATGTAGCAGACGGCACTTCAATTCCAGTAGATGCATACATTGAATATAAGGACACAAAGAATGACGGAACAGAGGCAGAGCTTCTTTCAATCATTACAGTTGACGGAAAGGTATATTCAACACAGTCCGCAACTTTCAAGAGTTCTTTAAAGTCAATTCATGAGTTGATGCACGGTAAACCGTACGCAATTGTAAAACGTAGCGGAGAAACAAAAGCAGGTAGACCATTTGTTGACTGTGGTCTTGATGTAAACTCAGTAAAATAAGTAAAGTATTTTTTCATAGCAAAATGATTTTCTTTCCTAAAATATAATGGGTGGGCAGAACGCCTACCCTTTTTTATCTAAATGTGAGAGGTGTGATAAAATTGAAAAAGAGCAAATCAAAGTATAGTCAGTACTATAAGCAATATCAGCGCAAAGTATCAGCATTAAGAAAACAGAATATTGAACTCCGTGGCGCGAACGTATACCAAACAGAAACCCAGTTGCGTAAATGGGGTATCCAAGGAAGAGACTTAGCAAAGATAACAAGACAGTTAAAAGCAGATATAAAGAATCTTTCAAAACAGGAAGCCTATTCAACAGCAACAGGGGAAATCTCAACCGTTGGTAAACTTAAACACGAACTTGCTTCTGAACGTGCAAAGCGTAGTGCAGAGACAAGAAAGCGTAATAAAGAATCTGCTAGGGAATTTTGGACTAGTGATAATCTACCAACTACACACGATTTAGATGGCGAATATCATTTGAATCAGCCACAGTTGGGGGATATCACAAATAGCAACTTTATTACAGAGTTTTTAAGTCGTATAACATCACCAATTCCAACAGAGACTATATACGGCAATAAAAGAAAGAACGCTAATATAGAAAGAGCGCAAGAAGCGCAGTCAGCTCTATTAGCACTTTATCGCAATACTTTAAGTAAAGATGGTGAAATAGCTGTAGGAGAACGCCTTGCGAATAACTGGGATGCAATAAAGTTGCACTTGGAAGTAGTTTTAACCGATTCAAAAGGCGTGAATGTTGCTTCTTCATTGGAAGCTATTGGAGAAATTATTAGTGGTAGGACATTATCTGTTGTAGAACGAGATGCCTTAAATGATGAACAGGAATCGCTTTATTCATGGGATATAGAGGATAACACTTATGAATAGTAAACGCACAACAAGAATGTTCATGTGCGACTTTGAAACCACAGTATACGACAATCAAGACCACACAGAAGTGTGGGCAGTTGCCATTGTAGAACTATTCACAGAGAATGTTACAATCCTACATCGTATTGAAGATATGTTCACGTACTTTCGTGCGTTAGATACAAACATCATAGCATTTTTCCACAACCTAAAATTTGACGGTGCTTTCATCCTTGATTACTTACTAGCGCAGAAGAAATATCCACAGGCATTAAATAACGATAATGGCGTGTATTCATGGAAAAAGAACAAAGAAATCCAAACCAATGAAGTCCGTTATAGCATATCAGATAAGGGTATGTGGTATTCTATTACACAGAAACTACCAAACAATAAGTTATTGGAGTTCCGTGACTCTTTGAAGTTGTTACCATTTTCCGTTGAAGTTATTGGTAAATCATTCGCAACGAAACATAAAAAGCTAGATATGGAATACACTGGCTATAGATATGCAGGATGTGAGATTACTGAAAAGGAGAGAGAGTACATTGCAAATGATGTTCTTGTAGTAAAGGAAGCACTTGAAATCATGCTAGAACAGGGACACGATAAATCTACTATTGGGTCATGCTGTTTGGAAGAGTTCAAAAAAGGCTATGACAAGACAGATTACGCACAACTATTTCCCGACATATACAAGATAGAAACAGGTATAACAAAGTATCCTACTTTTGGTGATTACATCCGAAAATCATATCGTGGTGGATGGTGTTACCTTGTAAGAGGAAAAGAAAATAAAATATACTATAAAGGCACAACAGCAGATGTTAATAGCCTATATCCATCTATGATGCACTCCGACAGCGGTAACTTTTACCCAGTTGGAAAACCACACTATTGGAGTGGAAACTTTATACATGAAGAAGCCTTAAAAAAAGATCCACAAGGTGATCCAAGATATTTTTTCTTACGTATCCGAACAAGGTTTCACGTGAAACATGGCTACTTGCCATTTATACAGATAAAAGGGTCTCCGCTCTATCGTGGTACAGAAATGCTAGAAACAAGTGACGTATACAGTAAGAAATACGACAAGTATTTTCCGTATTACTATGATAGCGGGAATAACAGACATGAAGCTATTGTAGAAATGGTTGTTACTTGTACCGATTATTATTTGATGCTAGAACACTATGACTTATATGATTTTGAAATCATAGATGGCGTATGGTTCTACGCCATGAAAGGTATCTATGACGAATATATTAATAAGTATGCAGAGATTAAGCAGAAAAGCAAGGGCGCACAGCGTACTCTTGCAAAGCTGTTTCTTAATAATCTCTATGGTAAGCAGGCATCTTCTAAAGATAGTTCATTCAAGATAGCGTATGTAAAAGATGATGAATCACTTGGTTTTATAAGGCAGGAAGAAAACAACAAGAAAGCAGGCTACATTCCTTGTGGTTCTGCCATTACATCATATGCAAGAGAGTTTACAATCCGAGCCGCCCAAAAGAATTACCATGGCGTTAATGAAAGAGGTTTTATATACGCCGATACTGATTCTATTCACTGTGATTTACTGCCCGATGAAATTGTTGGTATAAGAGAACACCCAACGGAATTTAACTCATGGTCATTAGAGTCGTGTTGGGATATTGCGACATTTACAAGACAGAAAACATATATCGAACATGTAACGCATGAAAACAGAGAACCAATAGAAGAACCGTTTTATGATGTGAAGTGTGCAGGTATGCCTAGTAAATGCAAGAATCTGTTTGTGCTATCCATGCAAGGTAACGCAGATATTAACGGTTATAAAGAACCAAGAACAGGAACACACAAGGAATGGTCAGAAGAAGAAAAACAGTTCTTATTTAAAGGTAGTGCCCCTATTAAACGTGATTTATCAGATTTTAAGATAGGCTTAAAAGTGCCAGACAAGTTACGACCTAAAAGAATGAGGGGCGGCGTGTTACTCGTAGAAACAAGTTATGAAATGAGGTAGATAACATGAAAATTAGAATGCAAGATGTTGTGAAACATTGCGTGGAGATGAAGAAAGATTGCTATTTTTGCGTTTACCACAAAGACGGGGAATGTTTAGTTAATATTGATGGATATATACCTAGTGTATTTTCTGAATATGTTGGTTTATGTGGTAATTCGCCCGAACTGGCAAAAGCACTATATACAAACGAGGAGTTAGAACTATGAAAATAACAGTAAGGGAATTAATAGAAATATGTTCATCAAATTATAATCGAGGTTGTGAGGGTTGTGACTTCTACGCATACAAATGTTATATGCCAACTTATCCTCATATTCCACGTGACGCAAAGAAACACAGCAAATTTAAGAAAGAGAAAGAACTGAATAAAGAAGTTGAATTAAAATTAGATAAGTAAAAAAACAAAAAGGTACAATGCATAAGCAAAGTACCTTTTATTATATCACAAACTACTGGTGAAAACGGTCTAAAGCCTGTTAGGGCAAGGGAGCAACCCCGACCATAGAAACAGCGATTTCTTTCACTCGTGCGTTCTGTTTCTATGTTTTTCGCTTTCTGACAGTAGATGATACCATTAATAACTAAGAGCCTGTAACACAGCTTCTTTGCACTGTAAGTCTTTGAATCGGAAACAACCACGTTCAAAGAAGTACCTCATATTAGACAAGAACAAGTCGTTGCTCTTTAGCATCACATAATTGACGTTGTGATCATCTGTCGTAATACTGATTCTATAAGGATATGTTTTATCTGCTCTATCATCACAGTAGATAATACCTAAGTTCATATACTCTTTAATCGCATAGTCTCTACCAAGATACCGAAGTGTTGCAACATAAGTACACTCTCCAACAGGTTTCTCAATAAATGCATTGCTATCATTAAGGTAAGTAGCTTGTGCAGAATAAGCCACGTAATCATCATTGATAAATGCACGATTGAACCCACTTTCTGTCTGAGCCTTACTTGCGCTTTCGTTATAACCCTGCTCTAGCACGAACCCATTCCCACGTAAGAATTTCGTATCAGATTTAAGTCTGTTTGAAATCTTCATGGCAATATAATATGGGTTAATCAGTGAAACAGGGTTCGCCATCATATATACAGGGACATAACGCACTTGTTTTCCCTGTCCACGGGCAATAGAGGTGTGTATAGAAATGAATTTCTTAACTTCATCTGAGCAGTAACGGTTTGTTTCACTTTGAAACTCGTCAAAAATAAGACAGCTGATATCACTGAACATATGAGAGTTCTTCTTAACGGCATCCGCATTGTTAAGTGCCATAGCATAACCACAGGAAACGTTATTCAAAAATAACTCATGAAACTTCCCATGCATCATTGGTTTGCTTGTCATTTCATATTCATTGAAAAATAATTCTTTGATATCTTTAAAAAATTTCTCTGCTACACCACTAAGCTCGTAATCGTAACGATAGAGCAATCCAAACTTTTCGCCCTTTGACAAAAATTTATTAACTACCAATTTGCCAAAGTAAGTTGTCTTACCGCCAGTACGGTTACTTGTTACCATGTATATTTCAGGTCTTTTATTATTTAGGTCTAATAGACTTAATAGTTTTGTACCGTCATAATAACTCATTTTATCACCTCTTTTATATTATAGCATAAAATAGACAAACTGTCAATTATTAAACAGCATGTATTTTAATAGACACGGTGTCTATAATTATACAATATGTTGACAAACATACATTATGATGATATAATTAAATAAGAAAGGATGTGATTAAAGCTATGGATATGAACGCAGTAACAACAGCAATTTCAACGCTTGGTTTCCCTATTGTGATGTGCGGTGCTATGTTTTGGTACATGATTAAAGAAAAAGATGCACATAAAGCAGAGATGGACAGCGTGACAGAAGCATTAAATAATAACACATTGATTTTGCAGAAGTTATGCGACAGACTGGACGGTGACAAAGATGGCAACGTATAATGTGCACGGTGGACACTCTTTAAAATGCCGTGGTGCTAGCGATTTACTGGATGAAGTAAATGAAGATAGAGCTGTAAAAAATAAGTTAATCGAACTATTAAGAGCGAATGGCAATACAGTATATGATTGTACAGATGACTACAGTACAACACAGAACAAAAATTTATCTTCTATTGTTTCTAAGTGTAACGCTCATACTGTGGACTTGGATATATCAATTCACTTAAATAGCGCAAGAAACGACAGAGTAGGTGATGGAAAATGTGGTGGTGTAGAGGTCTACGGATATGATGATAGAATCTATGGTGTAGCTTATAAGATTGCAGAGAATATTGCTAACACACTTGGTATTGGGTTTCACGGTTCTCCCGTGAAATACGAAAAAGATTTACGTGTCCTAAGAGAAACAAAAGCAAAAGCGATTCTCATTGAATGCTGTTTTGTAGATGATAGAGACGATGTAAGCCGTTGGGATTCTACAAAGTGTGCTATGGCTATTGCATCTGCTCTTGGGTGTAAAACAAACGTGAAACCACAGACAAATGTTTCACGTGAAACATATTTTCCAGTTTTTAAGTTAAATAGCTGTTCCATTGTAGATTGCTTAAGATCAATCAATGTGGATTCAAGTTTTGTGTATCGTAAGCGTATTGCAAGTAAGAACGGTGTAGCGAACTATAAAGGCTCAGCACCACAGAATGACAAACTGGTTTCACTTGGTAAGAAAGGAAAGCTTATTAAACCGTAATGGCTATCAACATCAACAAAGGTTATCAATGGGCAATCAATACTTGCAACGCCCCAAATGTGGGATACTCTCAACAGTACCGATATCAAAAGACGGTAAATGGTATCACATATTATGATTGTTCCACGTTTGTTGGTTATGCAGTAATCGAAGCAGGATTCCCATTAAATATTAGTGGCTTCTATACTGGAAATATGGTAAGTATCTTAAAAGGGTTAGGGTTTACACAGTATGATAGCAAAGATGTAGAATGGAAACCATTTGACATCTTATGGCGAAGTGGGCATACCGAGATATGCTATCAAGGTGGCGGAGTGGGTAAAGGTATTACAATGGGAGCACATACCAACGGTATCCCACTAGCTGACCAAGTAAGCATCAATAACAGTGAATCAACAGCAAACAGCTTTCCAATTCTACTGAGATACGGTGACGGCGGTGCGACCGGAATAGGCGCCAGTATATATGTAATCTCTGCGTTATGCGGTAATGCTTGGAGAGAATCAAATATCAACCCTGCTCTTAACGAGCGTGGTGGCGGTGGTTTCGGACTATTCCAGTGGACAGGCGGAAGAAAGACAGCATTGCTTAACTACCTTAGTTCACAAGGCTTATCAAGTACAGACCCTAACGGGCAGATGCAATACTTGATTGAAGAAAATGACTGGATTGGTACAAGCCACGGTATCTCTTCACTTGATGAATTCTTACATTCAACCAGTACAGATATTGCAGGGCTAACCGAAGCATTTATGTCATGTTGGGAAAGACCTGGTGTTCCTGCTCTTGAAGAGCGTATACAGAACGCAAACAAATGTTACAATTACATTCAGACTCATGGTAACGACACTTCAATCAACAGATGGGTAGCAGAGGACAGATATTTAACAGAAGCAGAAATACTTAACAACGCAGTTTTAATGTACCGATTTTATAGCGTAGGTGGTGGTGGCGGTGGCGGTACACCTTATAAGCCAAAATCAAAGTTCCCTATGTGGTTCGCTATAATCGGTGGCGGTATTCAAAGGAGATACTAAAATGGCAGTTTTATCGAAAGAGGATTTTTTAAATCTAATCAAAGAGCGCACAAAAGACAGCACAGATGATGACACCTTAAAATTTATTGAGGATGCAACAGACACAATTAACTCACTGTCAGATTCAGACGGGGTAGATTGGAAAGCTAAGTGTGAAGAAACAGACAAAATGTGGAGACAGAAATATAAAGATAGATTCTTTTCCGCAGGTGATAGCGCAGGAAATAATCATAAAGCAAAAGATGAAGAAGAGGAAGAGGAAGAAGAAAAAGACAAGGAAATTGTAGCAGAAAATTTTGACGAATTATTTAAGTAAAGGAGATGTAAAAATGGCTCACAGAGTTAAACTAACTACACTTGATGCTAGTTCTCTGAAAATCATTAACACAATTAGAGAAAATGCATCTTATGAGTATCAGCAAAATGTACCAGTAATTACTGATGCCAAAATGATTCCTAAAGTTGGGGAAATCATTGTAGGAAACGGATCACTACAGAATCAGTTCCTTAACGCGCTCATGAACAGAATCGCAAAAGTTGTGATTGAGAGTGCAACATTCAACAACCCATATGCACACCTTAAAAAGGGTTATCTTGAAACAGGTGAAACAATCGAAGATATCTTTATTGGTATCGCTAATGTTGTAGAATATGACGCTGAAAAAGGCGAAGCAAGAGAGTTCAAGAGAAATCTTCCGGACGTAAGAAGTGCTTTCTACGTTATGAACTGGAGAACACAGTACCCTCTTACAATCCAGGATGAAGACCTTAGAATGGCATTTACATCCATTGATGGTGTAACTTCATTTATCGCCAAACTGGTAGACGGTATTTACACAGCAGCTGAATATGATGAATTCTTACTATTCAAATATCTACTAATTAAAGCCATTTCACACGGTAAGACTACTCCTGTTTCAATCGGTGACGGTACAACACTTACAAATGATGCAAGCAAGTATAGAGGTATTTCTAACAAGCTTACATTTATGTCTAAGAAATACAATCAGGCAGGAGTAAGAACAACAACACCAAAATCAAGGCAGGCTATCTTTATGGATGCCGAGTACAATGCGAAATTTGATGTAAACGTTCTTGCAAGTGCGTTCCACATGGAAAAAGCAGACTTCATGGGTAGACTTCACTTGATTGATGACTGGACAAGTTTTGACAACGAAAGATTTAATATCATTCGTGCAAATTGTGACTCAATCGAAGAGGTAACGGCAGAAGAACTTAAAGCAATGGAAAATGTAAAAGCTGTTCTTGTAGATGAAAATTACTTCCAAGTATATGACAACTTGTCAAGAATGACAGAACAGTATTGTGCAAGTGGTATGTACTGGAATTACTTCTATAACACATGGAAGACTGTGGCGGTTTCACCGTTCTCAAACATGGTTACTTTCGTGATTGACGGTGCTGATATCGCACAGCCTGCAACAGTAACAGTTGAAGTTAGTAGCAAAGATATTGCAGAAGAAGCAACAGTATTTACACTTGAAGTGCAGGACGATAATGTATCTCTTGCGAACGGTGCTTACCAGTTTGTACAGACACAGGATGCAGTAACTAACGGAATCGCAATCCACAAGTATGGCGCAGTTATCTTCCCGGCAGGAAAGACCACAACTACACTTGAAATGATTTACGGTGGCTACAAGTATACAACAGATACAGCACTTACAACAGCTTCTAATGTGGGTGATACAATTGTCTTTAACAAGGGTGATGCAGTAGCGCTTACGGTAGAAGGTGGAAAAACTGTGGCTGACGAGCATACAACAAAAGGAGTTAAGAAACTTAACTAATTAAAACTTTCGTGTTTCACGTGGGATACAAATGTTTCACGTGAAACACCACAGAAAGGAGAATAACTATGGCAAAACAAACTTATGCAGATAATGTTGATTCAAACGGCGTTGCTTATAAAACCGTAGGCGATAACATAAGAGAGGGAGCAAAAGGCGCTGAAAGTGTTGTTAAAGCTTTACAATCGGAAGATATTACGTTTGATATGCAGGCGTTAATGAATGTACTGCCGTTTATGGATAGCACAAAGAAAATTATAGAAATTAATATATCAGCATCTAACGGTATATGGCATGCCGATAAATTTGAACAGCTTAACTCGCCATATGGTGTTGGTATTAATGCCAAATGTTATGGACATTTAATTGGGGAAATTAATAGAGGGGGAATAATAGATGTTAATAAAATTACTCCGGTTGTAACAGCATCCCCGACAGGAACAAATAAAGCTTATATTAAATTTTCTTCTGGAATAACAAATAATGATGATGTAACCGATACTAATATTAAAATGTTCATTGTAACTGACAAAACAGTAGAGGGGTGATACCTTGATTGAACCAAAAACAGATATCCGACTCCTAACCAACGTCCCTCTTGACCCAACCTACAACCACACCATTCGTTTCACAGACGTAACCGCCCAAAGCACCTACTTTGCGAACAAAACAAAACACCAATTATCACGACAATCCTATCAGCGTGTGCAACGTGGTTACGCAAAAGTCCAGTTACCCGCAGATGATTGTTACGACTGCAACTATATGATGTTTCGCAACACTTCCTACGGTTCAAAGTGGTTCTATGCGTTCATTACTGGTGTAGAATACCTCAACGACAACGCCTGTTACATTACATTCGTGCTAGACGTTATGCAGACATGGTGGTTTGACTTTACCATCCGAGACAGTATGGTTGTTCGTGAACACAGTGCCACAGATGCAATCGGCGATAATATCCTACCCGAACCTGTGAAACTTGGAGAGTATGTAGAAGGTAGCACTGGTGGAAGTATAAACCTGCTAAAAAATCTTTCTGTAGTGGTTGCAATTTGTGACAATGAAGAGCAAAATATCGGTGGTTTGTTTGAGGGCGTGTATTCGGGTTGTACCTATTACGCTTTCGATGTTACATCGGAACTTGAAAGAGAAAAGCTATTTGCACTAAACCTAAAATATGTTCAAAGTCCCGATAGTATTGTAGCTATGTGGATGTGCCCAACAATGTTTATCGGGTCAAAAGATGATGACGGTAAAATCAAAAATACAAACACTGGTTCTTCCTACGATTCAGATGGCACAGAGATTTCTCCTGTAAACCCTGCTACAACATCTCTGAATGGTTATATGCCAAAGAACATGAAAATGTATACTTACCCATATAACTATTTCCAGTTTGACAATGGTGTAGATAATAGTCTTGTTTTAAGGTATGAATTCTTTGAGAACTTAACACCAAGATTCCGTATTGAAGGTACAAAGAATACACCCGTAAAAGCGTGCGTATATCCAACGCACTACAAGGGTAGTGGAGAAACACCATACAGAATGGAGTCACTAAACATGATGGACTTTCCAATGTGTAGTTGGAATAATGACGCTTACAAAGTGTGGCTTGCACAGAACACCTACATCAATAAGGTTAAAATGGCACAAACCGTTACAAACTCAACAGTTGGTGCTGTAGCAGGTATGACAATGGGAGCATTAAGTGGAAATCTTGGCGGTGTAGTTGGTGAAGCTGTCAACGCAATCATGCAACCTGCGAATGAATATGTGAACCAAACTCTTAACGAATATGGTGCAAGCATCCAAGCAGACTTATTCAGAGGAACACTTGGAAACAGTAACTTGCTAGTCGCACAGGGAGAAAACAAACTGTTCTATCGTAGAATGTGCATCCCTTATGAATACGCACGAAGCATTGATACATTCTTTACCATGTTCGGGTACGCTTGCAACAGGGTGAAACAACCTAACGTTTGTAGTGGTCAAGGTCTAAGACCTCATTGGAACTACATTCAGACAAGCGGATGCGTTGCTCGTGGCAGTGTTCCTGCCCCTGATATGCAAGTTATCTGTAAGATTTTCGATAGCGGAATCACATTTTGGGAAAATGGTGAGGAAATTGGCAACTATTCGTACGACAACAGCCCCCGTATAAAGAGGTGATAACAGAATGGGAAGAAACAGAAGAAACAAGTATAAAAACCAGTTTTTTACAAGTATGTTGCAAAACTGTGTATCATGGCAATACTACTATAACCGATTAAAAGAAATCGCAATTTCTTGTATCGAATGGAAGAATTTACCTGATACCGTTGATGCTAGATTCTTGGAGCTGACATTGTTTGAAGATGGTGCAGGGGTTTACTTTAATGACGAGGTGCTTGGAAACTTATTTTTACAGGCTACTCTTGACGGTAGACTTAACGTATACCGTGAACCAATTAAGACAAAAGCGTATGCCGTCACAGGATACTTAAAAGACTTGAACGAGACAAACAGCGTTATTATCCATAACAATATGCTACACACGAACAGTGTAGAAGCTTGTAAAATGTTTGCTATGCGACTGGCTAATATTGACCGAACGATTGATGTTAATATCAACGCACAGAAAACTCCAGTTCTTATTAAGTCAGGTGAAAATGAACGTTTATCCATGGTAAATCTGTATCAACAGTATGACGGAGGAATGCCTTTCATCTTTGGTAGTGACCAGTTGAACACAGACAACATCACAGCACTTAGAACAGATGCACCTTTCGTTGCACCACAGCTTTACGAATTGAAGACAAACATATGGAATGAAGCACTGACTTATCTTGGTATTTCAAACGTAAACATTACGAAGCGTGAACGACTTGTGAGTGACGAAGTGAACCGTTCGCAGGGTGGTAGCATTGCAAGCAAATTTAGTCGTTTACATGAACGCCAAACAGCAGTAGAGAAAATCAACAAAATGTTCGGAACAAATATAAGCGTAGATTACAGGGAAGAACTTGATACAAGTTTAGATGGAATGGGTATTTCAAGTGGAACATCACAGAAAGGAGATGAAGCAGATGAGTAGTTACACAACAGAGGTGCGCTTTATCTGCGAATCTCTTTACCGACTGGAACACAGCACTGGCTACAACGATATTGAAAAGATACTGAAATCTGTTCACAAAAAGATATTCGACTTTGACTATCCTATCTTTGATGAAAAATACAGAAGTGTGCTTGAAATCAAGATTTTGAGACACTTCTATACAAGGGAAATAGGATTCGAAACAGTTGGGTTATGGAAGTTGAAACTTGCTGACAAAATGAACACGATTATGCCGTACTACAATAAATGGTACGCTAGTGATTTACTGAAATTCAATCCTTTATGGGATACAGATTTTACTAGAAAAGGTAATATTAACGACACAAACAAAAGTAAAAACGACAGCACAGCAAACAGCACAACAACAGACAACGGTAAACAGACAAACAGTAACGCTAGTAAGACAAAAAGTAAATTTTCTGATACTCCGCAGGGTAGTATTTCAAGTCTTGAAGATGACACTTATCTTACAAGCGCAACGATTGACGAAACAAACGGAAGTTACACCAATACAACAGAAAACACAAACGTAAACAATTCAACAAACACAATAAATCATGAAGCCACAAACTTAAACGAATACTTTGAAATCGTACAAGGTAATCGTGGAGTATTTGACAATGGAACAATGTTAAAACATTACCGTGATACATTCACTAACATTGACAAGATGTTGTTAAAAGAAATGGAAGATTTATTTATGCTATTATGGTAAAGGAGAAAACTTATGTTTGATTTTGACAGAAATGAATGTAGAGTAGGAAATCCAGTTCTACCTCTGACATATGACGATTCATTAAGTTATGAAGAGCAGATTGCAAAACTGTATAAAATGCTTAATGAACTGAAAGCAGAAAGAATTTACAACAATACATTCAACATCACAGACAACACAAAACTAGCGGATGCCGTTATTCCAAGGAAACTGATTCGTAACTACACTTATGATATGATGGTAGAAGATATCGACACACTGATGCTGAACTACCCGAAAGTACGCAAAAAGATTATCGGTACATCTGTTCTTGGTTTACCGTTGATTGCTATGGAGTACGGAACGGAAACAGCTACGAGACATATGTTTGTTTTCAATGGCTTTCATGGTACAGATTGTAGTGCTAGTATCGCAATTGCACAGATGGAAGTGTTAGCAAAGAACGCTACTTATGGTGGGGTAGATATGTGGAGTGAGATTCTTGACAATGACACTTGCATCCACGTAATTCCAATGGCGAACCCTGATGCTTGGATGCTTGGGTTACAGGGATACAGTTACTTCAACGACATTCCTGAAGCAATCAAGACAAAGATTGAGGAACTGACAACAGACTATATCAGAAACCATGCAAAAGATGAACCAAACGGTTCAACATGGGATGTTGAAAGCAGAACAGACCTTGAAGATTATATTCGCTCTCTTGGTGGTGACCCAAGTGTCAGCTATGAAGCCTATGTGTTCAGAGAGAAAGACTTGCACGCTTGGAAAGCGAATGCGAACGGTATTGATTTACACTATAACTGGTGGACAGACTCAATGAAGAAGACTGTTGATGTTGCATTAAAGGGCGTAAACTATGGTCACGCTGATGCGTATGTCTATGGTGCGCAGGGTATTAGAGCTTACGTTGATGAAAATGCTTCATATAGAGCTTATATCTCACAATATGAAAGAAGTGACGGAAATTATTACTTCACATTCATGAATTATCATCAAAAAGGACCAACTAACATTTGGAACTACAGATTGAAAGGGTTACAGAACAATCGTAACTTTGACTGTGGTGTACAACTGTGTGAGCTAATGCAAGTACCATACTCACCACAGGTGGGTAATCAGAGTACACCAATCGGTTTCAGTGCGTGGGCAGGCATCAACTACGCAGGAAATTACACTTTAAGCTATACTAATGAAGTAGGTTGGAAACACGTGAAAAAACGTGGTGACTGGTGGGATGATGAAAACAGTGATATCGTGAGAAGTCCTGTACCTGATAACCAGTGGAACGATATTTACACAAGTAACAAAGCTGTGTTCATTTGGATGTTACGTTACTATGCTAGTTTGAGGGATGTGTGGAACAGGCATCAATATTTAAGCGAATATAACTTAAAAGACAAATACACAGATGAGCGTTTCGCTATTCCTAGCATGGCTATGATGATGAATATTGCTAATAAAGTAGGTGCTTACTACACGTCATTAAGTGAAATGGGATTCAGCAACTATGGTATTAGTGCATCTTTAGATGATATTTTAACAAAGCTTAACTGGGAAGCATCTGCAACATTTAATGTAGGGTCTTCTATGACTGTAGCAAAAGATTTGCCTACTTGGGCATTCAACAAGAGTGGTAACATGAAAGTATTCCCTGTTAGTTCAAAGCAGATGATGTGCGAGTTCTATGTAAACAAAACAACATTTATTTATAGATGTCTGTATATTAAGGACAGTGACACAAAAATGCACAGAACAGAGTGGGTCAACGCTACACCGACCACGACTGACTATGTAAGCATGGGTATTGCTGAAGGTGTTGTTAATAGTAGTGTGAAAGCCATTGCAAGTAAAGTGCCTATTTATCATGAGCTTATTATTGATTTGAATAAGGATGATAACAATGTGGCGGGGTTACCGAGTAATGTGGGTGACTACTATAGACTGAAAATAACGGGACACAGACCGAATAACAGAGTGGAGATTACTGATATCTCTAGTGGTAATATTTGGGTGAACCATTATAGCAGAACTAACGATGAATTGCAGACATGGTATAAGATACAAGCAAACCCTTTAACATAAAAGGGATTTATCCTAGCAATATGTAAAATGAGAAACGCCCTAGTGTGTAATGCACTGGGGTGTTTTGAATGTACAGAGGTGGGTGAGTGCAAAGCACGAATGGAGAGTATCTATTGCAGTGAACGTAGCACGACAGTGGTTCTGTACAGCAGTGAGCCGAACGAAGTGAGGTGTAGTGTATACTTAAGTGAGCATAGGAGCGACAGCGAAGATGCGGAACAGTGAGCGAAGCGAACGGACGCACTGCGTACCGCAGAAAGTGTGCTCATATGGTATACGATTTTCGAGATTCGCGGAATACCAAA